ATTCAAAAGATTTGTGATGTGTTGCGTGAAGACATCAACAAGTTAGGTGATGGTATTGATTTTGAAATAACTGTAACGGATACGGACATTTGATGCATAAAGATAATGCGATAGGTATGTTCATGGGATTGTTCATTGGAGATGCACTGGGTGCTCCATTGGAATTCATTCGTCCCGAACATATGACAGAGGTAACATCAGAGATGGTGGGTGGTGGTGTGCATGACACTGCCATTGGTGAGTGGACAGATGATGGTGCTATGGCTGTTGCTATTGCTGATGCTTACATTAGTAAGGGTGGCTTTGCACCAAGCGAGATTGCTGCCAACTTTAAAATGTGGAAGAAGACAGGACACTTTGGCACTAGAGATTATGTCTTTGACATAGGGCGTACTTGTTCAACATCCATTGATGCCATGACTACAGATCGTCCATACATGGGAAGCACAGACTTCTATGCCAGTGGCAATGGAACCATCATGCGACTAGCTCCCATCATGTTAGCCAATCACAATGATGTAGGCTTAGCTATAGCTGAGAGTGTGGCTGTGTCATTGATGACACACGGCACTCACAACATTGTTCAATGTACAGCAGGGTTTGTTTCGGAATGTATGGCAGGAACTAAGTTCCTAAACTACAACCGCATTCGTAACTACAACACAAGGAATGGTGAGCGTACTGTGAACACCATCATGCATGCTTATGCTCAAGCATGGAACAGTGTTGACCTAAGCCACAGCTTTGAGGATGCAGTGGTGCATGCTGTCAACTTAGGCTATGACGCTGACACTGTAGGTGCTGTCACTGGTATGTTGGCAGGACGTATCTATGGGTACAGCAACATGCCTAAGAGATGGCTTAACAAGTTGGTTAAGCATGATGAACTGTTAGCTATGGCTGAAACATTGTATGCACTAGGAGGTGATGATGAATGATTTAAAATTTACAACAGCAGAAAACTATATGGAGAATAACAACATGCAATCAGCTTTCCCTGATCAATACAAAGACGGCATGACATTGCGTGACTACTTCGCAGCTAAGGCTATGGCTATACTGATGACCAGTGCGTGGAGCATTCCACATGCTGAAGTGGCAAGCAAAGCTTATTGGTTTGCTGAACAGATGATGAAGGCAAGGGAACAAGAATGAACAACGAAGCTGTAGCATGGCACTACCCCGATGGTAAGCCAGACCAATGCACAACAGATAAAGCCTATGCAGAGAAAGACCCTGCTTGGACACCGATGTACTACAAGCATGAGTGGGTTGGGCTTACGGATATTGACTACGCAGGATTGCCACTTGAACAAGTTGGACTTGTCCGATGGGCAGAAGCCAAACTCAAGGAGAAGAATACATGACTCTCCCTCGCTATGTTACCTTGGCACAGGCTGCCGAAGGCATAACCAAGTACAGGTACAACCCACCACAGGACGCAGTGGATGCAGGGGTGGTGGCTAGGCGTGTGCTTGGGGAAGACAAAACCAAAGCCTTTGCCTTAGCTGAAGAACTAAATGCTCAGCTAGACAACTGGCGTAAAGAGCTTAGATATCTTAAAGATATCTCTGAGAAGACCAAGGTGGCTGACTTAGTCAAGGCATACAGGAACAACATCACTTACACAAAGCTCAGTGTTAAGGCACAGCGTGACTACATCTACTATCTACAGGGATGGCAGGACAGCAGAGCCAATGGAGTGACCTTGTATCAGTGTAAGCTAGGTGACTTAGTCACACCCCATTGTCAGAAGATATATGAACAGCATGCTGAGCACAGTGTTAGCCTAGCTAACCACACTCTAGCTGTCTACAGGTTGCTATTCAACTTCGCTATTCGTCATGGCTACATCAAGCACAATCCATTCAGCAAGGTGCTACGAAGGGCAGACAAGCCTCGCAGAACTGTGTGGGAAAGGGAAGATGTGAGAGCATTCATGAACACTGCTTATTCCACATTCAAGTGGCGTAATGTAGGTCTGATAGTGCAGATGGGCTACGAATATGGACAGCGTATGGGTGACATGCGTAAGCTTACATGGAAGCAGGTTGACCTAGACAAGGGTGTGTTGCACTTGGAACAAAGCAAGCGTAGGTCTAGGGTGACTATCCCCACAAGCACTGGTCTACTAACTATGCTGAGACAACAGCATGCTGAGTTTGGTTGGCAGCAATACATTGCACCTTCCAATGTTCCTGATAGGAAGGGTGGACTGGTTCCTTACAGCTTGTTCAATCTGTCTAGGGTGGCTAAACAAATCTTAGCTGATGCAAATCTGCCTAGTGATTTAGTGTTACAGGACTTGCGAAGGACAGCCATTACGGAGATGATTGAGGTGGGTGTACCCATCACCAACATCATGTCAGTGTCAGGGCATGCTACCCCGCAGAGCCTAACACCCTACATCAAGAACACTTTGCGTAGTGCAACAGTGACACAGGAAATGCGAGGACTAGTATGAAGGTGTACATAGGGGGTTACCCCAATTGGCTTGGACCCTATCAGCTTGCTGAGCTAACAACCAAGGTTGGAGTTAGTAAAGAGAGGTCAGAGAAGTGGGGTGAGTGGCTCAGTGAAACATGGGTAGGTGATGTGTTGCAATGGATGCATACAAAGAAGAAGCGCACTGTCATTGTGAAGCTTGATAGGTATGATACATGGGCTATGGATCACACACTGTCTCTCATCGTCTTGCCAATGCTTAAGCAGCTTAAGGCAACACAGCATGGTAGTCCTTGTGTGGATGATGCCGATGTGCCGAAGGCATTGCAAAGCATGTCATGCCTACCCAAGGAAAACAGTTGGGACATTGATGACAATCACTTCAAGAGGTGGGACTGGGTGCTAGATGAAATGATATGGGCATTCGGTGAAATGGTGGATGAAAATTCAACTGATAAGTTTTATGATCATTCTGCTGTGGATAAGAAGGCAGGGCTAGAAGAACAGATAGGTAAGATTAAAATTGACTATGCAGGTTTAGAGGTGCATGAAGCTAGGATGAAGAAAGCTTTCATGTTGTTTGGTAAATATTACAGAGGACTATGGGACTGATATGACAAGAGATGAAATTGAAACTATCGTTGCAGATGAACTAGAGTTTTTACTTCGGTGGGAAAGCAACTTACCTGAGCCATCTCAAGACACTGAACTTATTAAAGCAGTTATGAGGGTGCTTCAAGAATTCAAGGTGATCAAATGAGTGCATGGCTTATCGCAGTTGTTGGTGTAGTGTATACAGTGGTGGCAGTGGATCTGCTACTCAAAGGCAACACTGGGCTAGGCATCGCCTTTGTTGGTTATGCACTGGGTAATGTGGGTTTGTATATGGAGGCAGCAAAATGACATGTCAACACAGGTACATCAAAACATTTGATTCAGTAAAAACTTCTACAAAGTATTGGGCTTGCTCTGAGTGTAGAGGTGAGTTTGTTCCCTTGAACGAACTTGCTATGTATCAGGTGCAACGACTAGGGCAAGAGATAGAAGATTTTAATGAAGTTGAAAAGCTTAGCAATCTTGGTAAGCAGATTTTAAAAGGACTTAAATGAAATTGCATGAACTAGAAGACCTCATCCTAGCAGCATGGATGACAAGAGAAGACATTGACTCTGTGCTGTGGGTGTTATTGGACAGAGAGAAGAAGCCCGATGAAGATGAGATATCCAATTTATTAATTGGACTCCATGCTATGCACGATGCTAGAATGTGCAAGCTATTTCAAGGGTACGACACTGTACTCAAGACTAACAAAGTAACTTATAAAGGCCATGACTTTTCTAAAGACACACCTACCTTGTGAGACATGTGGTAGCAGTGATGGCTTGTCCATCAACGATGACATGTCCACCAAATGTTTTGTATGTAACACATACATTCCCTCAATGAACAAAGAAAGACTTGAAGTGATTGATGTTGATACAGAAACGAAAGACACAAGCTCTTTCTTTAAAGACTACAACGAAGGTGTTAGTGTGTCTGTGTCAGACAGACGCATCAACAAAGCCACAATGGAACGCTATGGTGTTGTTCGCAGTGGTGGCTATTACTACTTCCCCTATTACGATAGCAACACTCAACTGGTGGCGGCTAAGCGTAGAGAGGTGAAGGATAAGAAGTTCACGACAGTGGGTGGGTGGAGTAAGGGTACTCTGTTCGGACAGAACCTATACCCATCCAATGGTAAGTACCTCACCATCACTGAGGGTGAGTTTGATGCACTGGCTGCATACCAATTGACAGGTAGTAAATATCCTGTGGTGTCTATACGCACAGGTGCGGGTAGTGCATTGAAGGATGCCAAGGCCAACTACGAATACATCAACAGCTTTGAAACTGTGGTGTTGTGCTTTGATGGTGATGAGGCGGGACAGAAGGCAGCAAAGGAAGTTGCTGAATTGTTTGGTAGCAAGTGCAAGATATTTAAACCTGATCCATCATACAAGGATGCATGTGAGTGGCTTGCTGAAAGCAAGGAAGCTGCATTCGTATCTCGTTGGTGGGCAGCGGAGCCATTCATACCTGATGGTATTGTTAGTGGCACTGGGTTGTGGGACTTGGTATCTAAACCGATGGAAGCAGCAGACTGTTTCTATCCTTGGAAGGGACTCAACGACATCACCTATGGCATCAGAGCAGGTGAACTGGTTACATTCACAGCAGGTAGTGGACTAGGTAAGAGTCAAACCCTAAGAGAAATTGTTTGGCACTTGTTGCAGAACTGTGATGACAGCATTGGCTTGATGTTCTTAGAAGAGAGTGTGAGAAAGACTGGGCTGTCTATGATGAGCCTTGCTGCTGACACACCCCTGCACCTCCCTACATCTGTGGTGTCTGATGCCATACGCAAGGACGCATTTGAAAAGACACTAGGCACTGGACGCTTGTACTTCTTTGATCACTTTGGAAGTACAGCCATTGAGAACATTGTCAATCGTGTGAAGTATATGGCTAAGGGACTGGGCTGTAAGTATGTATTTCTAGACCACCTAAGCATCATCGTATCTAGTCAGGACAATGGTGATGAGCGTAAGGCCATTGATGAAATTATGACCAAGCTTCGCATGCTTGTGCAGGAAACTAACATTGCTCTTATCATTGTTAGCCACCTCAAGCGTCCATCAGACAAGGGACACGAAGAAGGTGCAGCCACTAGTTTAGCTCAGCTAAGGGGTAGTGCAGCCATTGCACAGCTTAGTGATATGGTGGTATCTCTTGAGAGGAATGGTCAGGCTGATGATCCCATTGAACGTAACACCACCAAGGTGAGGGTGTTGAAGAATAGATACAGTGGACAAACTGGTCCTGCTTGCAGCTTGCTTTATAACAAAGACACTGGCAGAATGTTTGAGATTGACGATACTATGGAAGGGATGATGCTATGAAACAGTGGGATGATCTTGATGATGCCATCATTGGACAAGCTTCCATATGGAATGGTAATAAGAGAGTGGAGGTCTTGGTCTACGATGCTGATAAGATTATTAAAGTATTTGTGGACAGAGATGGTATGTCTGAAGAGGAAGCTAATGAATACATTGTCTTCAACATTGAGGGTGCTTACATAGGAGAGGACACACCTGTATTGGTGTGGCAAAGATATGAGTGATACAGGGAAGGGCCATGCTCAGCGTCCCAAGTCAATAGCTGATGAGGAATGGGCATCAAGATGGAATGCCATCTTTGGTAGAGATTCATTAGAAGATTACAAACAGTCGGTAGATGTTAACAATCTCCGACAAAATGATAAGGA